TAAAATAGAGAATAAGCCTAATGCCGCACATATTAAAAACATGGAGCTTATAGCAGAAAAGGTGTTTGAACCGCTTAGAGATTGGGTTAAATATCCAATAAGAATAAACAGCATGTTTAGATCTGAGGATTTAAATCGTGGCATAAAAGGTGCGCCAAGGTCTCAGCATTTAACGGGAAACGCTATTGATTTAACTTCAATGGGCGGAAAATCTAATCTTGAAATGTTTCATTACATAAAAGACAACTTAGATTTTGATCAGTTAATTTGGGAATTTGGATCTGAGAACCCTCAATGGTTGCATGTTTCTTATAAGAATAAAAAAGATAACAGAAAGCAAGTTTTAGTTACTAAAAGAAAAGGCAAGTATTTTACTTGGTCAGAATGTGAAACTTGTTAAATCATGCCAATACCTAATAAGAAGACAGGAGAAAAACAAAGCTCTTACATGATTAGATGTGTACCTCAAATGATGAGGTATCATGACAAGTCTCAGGCTATAGCGATTTGTTATCGATCATTTAAGGGCAAAATGATTAACCTAGAAACTTATAACGATTATCCTGCCTCAGCTAGTAATAACGCTAAAAAGGTTTTAAGATGGCGAGATAAATACGGAGACGAAGTTAAGGGTATGACGCAAATCGGGTGGACTCGTGCCAACCAATTAGCTAAAAAAGAGAATATTAGTCGAGAGACGATTGCTAGAATGTCGGCATTTCAAAGACATAAAAAAAACGCAGAAGTAGGTGCTGAAAACGAATCGACTCCATGGCGAGACGCAGGATATGTAGCTTGGTTAGGATGGGGCGGTACTTCGGGCATAAATTGGGCAGCTAAAAAGCTCCAACAAATTGATAAGAAATGATTATGGATTATAAAACGCTAGTAATAAATATAAGTAGTTTCGGAATATCATTAACAAATATTGATATGGTACTCAAAGTTATATTACTGAGCGTAACGATAGGATATACATTACAAAAATGGTATCTGTTAAATAAAAACAAAAAGAAATAATGCCTAAAAAGAAGTTTTCAGAAACTAAGGTTGGCAAGTTTTTAATTAAAGCAGGATCTGCTATAGGCGAAGCTCTGCCTAAGAGCGGTTATTTAGGCGTTCTAAGGGGTTTAATTACTGACGATAGTAAACTAACTCCTGAGGACAAAGAAACGGCTTTAAAACTCTTAGATATAGATATTGCGGAAATGCAAGAGATCTCTAAAAGATGGGAATCAGACATGAAATCAGATTCTTACCTGTCTAAAAACACTAGACCTTTAGCTTTACTGTTTCTTACAGTATCTATGGTTTTTTTAATAGTGTTAGATTCTTTAAATATTGACTTTGGAGTTTCTGAGGAGTGGATCGACTTACTTAAATCTCTTCTTATTACGGTTTATGTAGCTTATTTCGGATCTAGAGGGGTTGAGAAATTCAAAGCAATCGGCAAATAGAAATAACACAGCACCGATTAGATTACTTTTGAGGAATATTTTTAATTTTCTTTTAAAGAATTTTATAAAAAGATTAAATTTATTACTTTTTTTTAGATTTCACAAATTTATTTTAGTAGATTTAAACGATTACACATAAAAAAACATGGCAAAAAAAGTTTCCAGGAGTCGATTGATTAAGGATCTGGACTCTGTTTTTAGTAAATATATAAGACAAAAAGATGCGATTGATGAAGTAGCTACTTGCTTTACATGCGGTAAAAAGGATCATTGGAAAAAACTACAAAACGGACATTTTCAAAGTCGCAGACATTACTCAACTAGGTGGGACGAGATTAACTGTCAAGTACAATGTGCAGGGTGTAATGTTTTTAAATTTGGAGAGCAGTTTATTTTTGGTCAGAACTTAGATCATAAATTTGGCGAAGGAACAGCTAGGAGGCTTCACATAAAAGCCCAACAAACAGTCAAGATATCAAACATAGAAATAAAGGATTTCATAAAACACTACAAAAATTTTGTAAAGTTATCCTAATGCTCTATATTTGAGGGTTCTGTTTATTATAAAAGAAGGAGTTTGATTTATATCTACTCTTTTTTTTTGTTTTAAATTGTGTTTTATTAAACTTTTTATATTATATTTACAAAAATAACAATAAATAGAACACATGAATTACACACAATTAGATCAGGTTAAATCCGAAATTATTACTATTCAAGTTAAGTTAGCCCACGCAGTACTGCATGATGACGCTTTCTCGCAAATGCAACTTTACAAAGAATTAGAAGAGAAAAAATCCTTAAAAGACACTCTAGAATGGATGTAAGATATAACGCTTCAATAGAAGCCCTACAGGAAGTTATAGTGTATAATCAATACAGGATAGAGGCACTTAAAAAGAAAATTACTAAATTAGAAACTCAACTTAAAAAACAGAACAAATGAACAGAGACAAATTAAAAGAGCTTTATTTAAAGTACGAGCTGACAGAAGACGACATCTTTAAGCATCAGCATTATGTAATTATTACAAGACAGGGTATTGACAAGATTCAGGGAATCGAAAAGATCAATATTAATTACGAGGTTATTCAATGTACACCTAACTTCTCAGTAATGAGAGCTACGGCAACAAAAGAAGACGCAAGAGTCGAAACATTTGGTTCTGCATTAAAAGGCGATAACTACAAAGACGGAAATTGTAATAGTTGGTATGTCGCTGAAATGGCTGAAAAGAGAGCCATGAGCAGAGCCGTTTTAAAACTTACAGGATTCTACGAACTCGGAGTTTTCGGCGAAGACGAATCAGACAATTTTAAAAAACCAATAACTATAAAAACTAAATAAACTATGGGAGCAATTATTAACGCAAGTATTGACATTAAAGCATTACCTAATCATAAGTTTCAAACGGAAAAAAACGGCAAAATCTATTATGATTTTACTATTATAATAAATGACGAAACTCGATTTAAAAATAACGTCTGGATTACAGACAATCAAACACAAGAAGAGAGGGAGGCTAAAGTTAAAAGAACAACTCTAGGTAACGGATCTGTGGTGTGGATTGATAATGGTAAGGGTCAAAAAGTAGAGAAAGAAGGTATTATTCAATTAGCAGTAAAAGACGAAGCCCCTCAGACGGTTAGCTCTGGTACTGTAAAATTGCAAGATGACGGAATGCCGTTTTAAAATACCTACTTTTTATTAATCAAAAGGGGTATGGACTTATTATTCATACCCTTTTTTTATATCTACTAATTATAATGACCGAACGAGAAACAGAACACGAGTTATTAATGCAGGTAATTGAAGAAGATTGCCGAGTTGATACTAAAGTCAAAATAGAATACCCGCCAGTAGCTTTGTCCTACGGCAAAAAAATTATAAAACATAAAGACGGAGACATAGAGTTTCCGATACCGCTCGGAACATACGGTAATTTATCGGTTGTAACCGCTCCTCCTAAGACTAAGAAAACTTTTTTTATATCCTTACTAGCCTCTGTTTATTTAAGCGGATCTAATACATACGGGGGCGATATTAAAGGGCATAGAGGAGATGGTCATCTAATTCACTTCGACACAGAACAAGGTTTGTGGCATTGTCAAAAGGTCTTTAAAAGACTTAACGAAATGGATTACAACTTAGATAATAAAAAATATCATACCTTTGGGTTAAGGGCGATTGGCTATAAGCGACGCATTCAATTTATCGAATACTTCCTATCTAAGAATATAGATAAGCCATCACTCGTTATAATAGACGGTATTGCCGATCTAGTTAGCGACGTCAACAATTTAGAGGAGTCGAACGCAGTCGTTCAGAAATTAATGGAGTGGTCAGCAATTTATAATTGCCACATAATTAATGTCATTCATCAAAACTTCGGATCTACTAAATTAGGCACAGGTCATCTAGGGAGTTTCCTGGAAAAAAAGGCAGAGACCGTTATCCAATTAGAAGCAAATACCGTAAACAAAGACTGGGTTACGGTTTTATGTGGTCGTAGTAGGGGCTACGCATTCGAAACTTTTAGCTTTCAGGTTAACAATGTCGGTCTACCCGTTATCGTAGGCGATTTATATGACCCCTTAAAAAAATATGACTAACGAGATATTAATTTTAATAGCAAAAAAACACGACACATGGGTTGAGATCGTACAAACTTTTGGTTGCACAAAAAGAATAGCTGAGGATATTACGCAGGAAATGTACATCAAAATTCATTTAGGATTAGAAAAGGGAATGCTAGACCTTATGTATAAAGACGAAATAAATTACTATTACATCTTTAAAACACTTAAGACTCTGTTTCTTGATCTTAAAAGAAAGTCTAAAAATATCGAAATACTAGATTTAGACGAACACATCGCAAATTTCGGAGACACATACTATGCTTATAACGATGTTGATTATACCGAAACATATAAAAAGGTTACAGACGAGCTTAAAAAAATGCATTGGTACGACAGGCGAGTGTTTGAAATAATAAACGGAGGCGAAAAAATAGCAGAGTTTTCTAGACAATCAAAGATTACATACTACGCCCTTTATTTTACACACAAAAAAGTTAAGGACAAATTAAAAAAACTCCTATGATTAATATAAAAGTTACACAAAAAGATATAGATTTTGCAAAAAATCAAATAGCAGAGTTTGTTAAAATAGAACAAGGTAAATGGAGGTATTCAAATGTAGAAACCTGGAGGGGTGTGGTCTGTGAAATGCTAACAAGTAAATGGCTAGAACAGAATTACAAGGTCGACAAACCTGCCAAGGGATTAGACACTTCAGGAGTATATGACGATTGCGACATGGTTATAAACTCTAAAAAGGTCGAAATAAAAGCAGCCACAAAAAACTATTTTAAGTATATTATGCCGAAGGTCTGGAACGCAGAACATTATCCAAAGGACGTTTATGTTGGCGTTAAGTACAACGAAACAGTAGAGCCTAATCAAGTTCTTATAGTTGGCTTTATAAAACAGAAAGACATTAAGAAATACCCTATTAAAAAAAATAAGGGTGGTGCATATTACGAGATTCCGTTAAACGATTTAAAAAAATTCAAATGAAACTAGGAGACATTATTTATTACATAACAAAATACACAGGGATTAAATACCTGGTTGAAACGTATCACGCATTTAAAGGTACAAAATGTAACTGCGACAAGCGTAGAAAAAAGCTAAACAATTTAAAGATTAAAAGATGGTAAAATTTAAAAACACAGATTATGAAGATTGGTCAATATTTCGACAAGGAACAAAGGACGTTATCAGCTCAACCGAATTTGACCTGGTATGCGACTTACACGCAAGATATTACAAGCATTCGTTTTACAAGCCCTGCACTTGTAACCCCAAAGTAATTAATAAATGGATAGCGGATCTAAATGTAGTATGGAACAACGGCAAATAGTTATTGAATTTTTTGTATCGTAACCTTTTTTATGTTATATTAGCAGTATAATTAAAAAACAGAACAATGAAAGACATTAAGCAAGTTACTATTAGCAACAAAGAGTACAGAGGATTATTAGGCATAGCTTTTACAGCTAGAACTTTAATCGATTACTCAAAAGAGGGCGACATATTTCAATTTATGGTTGACGCTTCTGTAAAAAGTTTAGAGGAAAAATTAAACGACGAAGGCATATCTCACATAACAGGGATAAAAAGTTTTAAATAATGACGGCAAAAGAATTAATGCACATCAAAAATTCTATATCAGAAATGAGCTTAGAAGATCCTCAGATAACTGACATTATAATTAGCTATCAAATTAAAGAGGCAGACGAACCTAAAAAAAACTTTGGATATATTAACATAACAATAAATAGATGACATCAACAGAACGATTACAACAAAGGATTACAGAGCTAGAAGGCGATTTGCTAGAAGCAAGAGAATATAAGTTTGGCAAAACCACCTACATTCATGAAACTCAGGAGTTATACTGTGCCGACGGAGAGATGCACATTCACTATGAAAATGATAAATTACTAATATATAACACAGATCAGCTATATAAAGATTTACCGTTTATTATTAATCAAGTAATAAAGGAAAATGCTAAAATGCAAAAGCATTATTTAGGTCAAATAAAAAAAGAGCTAATGGATTTAATAATAGAAAACGAACCAGAGGACAAGTATATGGATGTTGAAGACCAGGTCGTAAACAATCCAAAAGACATATAATGGAAACAGAAATATTTAAACGATTTACAGTTCAGGAAAGAATAGCGTTAATAAAAAAATCAATAGACGTTTTAACTCTTCATGGATATACTGTTATTGACCTAGACGGAAAACTCATTAAAAAACAAATACAAGAATGATACTATTAATAGACGCCGACAGTCTAGTATATTCTAGTTGTTGTAAAAAAAGAGAAACCCCAGAAGACGATTACCATCAAACAGACATATCCGAGGCTCGTAACAAATTCGATGAGCAGTTTATGAGTATAGTCAACTCCTTAGAGGAAATGTACACAATCGAAAAGGTTATAACATTTAACGGATCTAGGGGTAATTTCAGGAAGTTTATAGGTAATAAATATAAAAAAAACAGAACACAAGAAAAGCCGCCTTTACTGTTTGAAATGCACCAATACGTTAAAACTCAATACGACAGCATCGTTGGGTACGGGGTGGAGACTGACGACATGGTGGCTAGGTATTGGAAAAAACTAAGTTCAGAGATTGGCAGATCAAACGTCATGATTGTTTCCATAGATAAAGACTACCGACAGTTCCCTTGTTTACTGTTTAACTACCATTATAAACATAATGAAATTTATGACATATCAGAAGACCAGGCGACGTATAATTTCTATGAGCAAATGATAGCAGGAGACCAATCAGACGGGGTCAATTATTTTAAGGGAAAAGGCAAAAGGTTTGCAGAGAAATACTACGCAGAATGCGAGACGGAGTATCAATACAGAAAACAGTTATATAAGCTATTTAAAGACAAGTATAAAAGCAAAGCAAAAGAGAAGTACTCCGAATGCTATAACCTGCTTAAATTAAGGACAGAATGAAAGTATTAGAATTATTTGCAGGATCTAGGAGTGTTGGTAAAGCGGCTGAATCTTTAGGGTATAAAGTTTTTAGTAGCGACTTAAATAATTTTGAAGGTATAGATTATGCTGTAGATGTTCTAAAATTTGACATAAACAAATTACCATTTAAACCAGACGTAATATGGGCTAGTCCTCCATGTACTTATTTTAGTGTAGCAAGTATTGGGAAACATTGGAATAAAGACCACACGCCTAAATCAAACAATGCTTTATTTGGCGTTAAAATAGTTAAAAAAACTATTAACC